ATCGGTGTAGTTGATTTCGGGCGTTGGGGCCTTGGGTCTCATGCCCCCAACAAGGCAGATACCAACGCTGCGAGAGTTTTGTCCTCTCACGTGTGCGCCTTGTCTGCTTAGTTCTCGCCCTTGCTCTACTGTGCCATCACGCTTGATTACGAGGTGATAGCCACAGCCCATCCAGCCACGTTCACGATGCCAGCGGTCAATATCTTTGACGCCAATATCCATTTTGGGCGGGGTGTATGAGCAATGGACGATGATAAATTTAACGTCTTCTTTATTCATCGAGCCAACTTTCTGGGACCAGCTGCTTGGCATACAGGAAGCCATGCTTCTTGCACCAATCGGCATAGGTGGTCTGTGATTTTTTTGAGATTTTTGTATTCGGGTTGGAGAAGACCATCCGAATATCAAGGTGAGGATGCTGGTCTTTCACGAGCAACATCTTTTGACGGTCTGCGGTAACAAACCTGCCCTTAGTCTCAACTACGATAACTTTACCACTCTTGGTGGTGACGTAGAAATCAGGCGTGTAGGTGGCTTGGCGCTGCGGCACGGCATACGAGAGTTTGTTCTCTTCATATTCAAACGTGATGCCTTTGCCAGAAAGGTAGGCGGCAAGACTTTCTTCAAGCCCTGACCGCCATCCGTTCTTAATTGCGTTTTTTCGTAGTTCAGTTTGGGAGGGTGGTACCCGTCCACGTTTAGAAGTCAGCTGCTGTTTCCAACTCAGGGCTACTGTAGTTTTCATTGGCAGCTGGGGCAGTTTCTGTTTTGAAGCCATCTTCATCATCAAACATGGAGACCACATTTGATTGGTTTGAGACCAAAGAGAGGATTTGAACAGCATTTGGCCGAAGTGACAGACCGATGGTTTTATTAGTGTTCATTGCGTACGGGAAAACGGTTGCTGCAATCTTAATTTCGCTGCCACCGCCAACAATGACGGTCGTTGGAGTGCGAGACGCATCAACCAATGCCACTTTCATATCGATGGTACGACCGTCTTTGGTATGTATCTTAGCCTTCTGCTTGAACTTGAACAGATAGTTGCCTGTCAAATTTCCTTGGTCATCCATCTCCTCTTCATAAGGCTGGGTCACATTGTAACGTGACATTTTAGGGTCAACTTTGGATTGTTGTTGTTGGTAGTCGCTGATGATGTCATCCAATTTTTGGATTAAAGGGGATGCTTCAGCGGCATCCACCTTTAGCGTCACCTTAAAGTCCCCATCTTCGGAGAACTTTGTGTCAGGGCGGTTTAACCATGGGTAAACTGCAATGCCTTTTGGGCTGACGATTTTTGGTAGTGTTTGAGCCATTCAGGTTCCTTTTAAGTAAACTTTTTGATGTCGATGCCCGCTTCCAGAAGTCGGGTTAATGTGTCTAGCGGTACTGGTTGTCCATATTTTGTGAGGTACTGGGCAACATGGATAAGGGTTTCTATTTGCGTCGTAATTTCGTGCTCCTTTCTATTATAGCTATGGTGCAACCTTTGAAATCCAATCAATGGTGAATGCATCAAGCGAAGAAAAATTCAGAATTACGGACTGCAGAAATATCCAAAGTGCCTTTCGCTGGAAGCTCTGGCAACTTAGCGTTGGTCAGTATCTGGACTTGGGTCTTAAACATTTCGAGTGGGTCGTTGTCGAGGTATAGCTCGATGAATGTTTCCCGTAGACAAGCACTCAACATTGGAATGTCTGCTGCATGAGACGCGAAGGAATCGTGTATCATTGCAAAGCTAGAGACCCCGTTAGCTGCCGCAAGGTTAACCGTCATGCGTAGATGGCAGGCATCGTTGGCATGGACCCAATTTGGGCTGATACTGTTTGATTGTTTCTTTTTGTCGATAGTCGCCAACTCTTTGCGTAAGCTGACATAGACCTTTTTATCTCCTAATTTGGTCTTGATGCGGTTTCGCAGGGTGTTTGGGTAATATTGAAGCACTGGAAAACCATCTAGGGTCGTCCAACTTGTCGGCAGCCCTTCGTCCGCCAGCAGCCTCGCACAGTTTTGCAGCCAATCCATTCCTTCCTTCGCGGCTATCACTGTTTCGTTGATGCTCTCCCAAATGTGATTGGCCAGGTATAATGAGGCTTGAAACTCATGTCCGTGTAATGGGCTGACATAACTTTGGTCCTCTTGTTTGCGTTTTTCATCGGTTTCTTTGAAATATTCTTCAACAAATGTCCGCGACGAATACAAAGTTGACCCATACACACGTGTCATTGTGCTGCGCTTTGCCGCCTTGCGTGACAGGCCATAATCTAAGCAAGCCTGAGCAAGGGTAGCTTTTTCTCCCTGTAAATCTGCTTTTACTTTATCATTCGTGGCATCGATTACTCGTTGATAAATGTCTTCAGGTTGTTCTGAAGGCAGTAAGTTTGTTGCCTTCGCACCTACTGGGTCACGCAAAGCTGCCGAAAAATGCTGCAAGCCTGAGCAGCTACCATCTTTAGCAACTGGTATATGGCTGATATGGCTGCAGCCGTCTCTCTGAAAGCCTTCCCACTCTTTTGCAAAGGCGAGGAAGCACCAAGGACTATCGGCTTCCTTGGCCCACCACAGGTCTGCCATTGGGTCTGCGGCTACCTGCAATATCCGGTCTGTGTTTTCCTCAACCCAATCAATGCGCTCATCCATTGTGCCTTTGTCGTGTCCAAAGCAATTTGCACCATGAACGGCTAGTTCAAAGGCGGCGTCGTTTGAGCCTATGGCTTTGCCTTCTGCAAATTCGAGCAAACCCTTGGCCAACTTATTGCCCTGTGGGTTTAAATACATTGGGGCAGGGTATAGCCGCCCCCTAAAGTCCATGTTGTGCGGAAAATAGATGGCATCATACTGTGCATACTCACATGCAATTTTGGAAATAGTCCCGACCATTAGACGCTTTGATTGCATCGCGAAATTTGCATCGTGTCGCGCAACTTCTTTTCGCTTCCACGCCTTAAATTGCATCTTTTGCTTTTCAGACAGCTCGTTCGTCTTCTGACTTTTATCCAATGGCGATGGAATTGCTGGAATGTCCTCTACACTCGGCAAGGTGGCCACAGGCAGGCCCAAGCGATGAACCTCTTTAAACACGTCCAAGACAAATGGATTGATGCGCCAAGCTGTTCGTTGGAGAATGTTGATCGATGTATAAACTGCGTCCATGCTGTTAGTGAGACTATTTAAATCCTCAAAGTAATTTTTACCTTTTGAGCTGTTCCGCACTTTGATTAGTGGCATTTGAGGAGAGTAGGGTGTGAGGTAACCGCCGTCTGTCGGTGATGTCCAATCGCGTGGAGGAACGACCATCGGCAGGTATTCTGGATTTAAAAGGCTAGCGAAATCTCTGTTCTTTTCGATAAAATCCAGCACCTTCTGTGTTGGCCTTAGCACGATGTCAGTCTTGTTCTTGCCGCGGTTAAGGTAGTGTTCCGTTACAAAGTCCGTTGCCTCAATAAATATTGTGATGAGAGCCATCCCAATATGCACCTTGTCATTCTTTACCCATGGCACCCAAGTTTCGCAGTAGCGATTGTAAGCCGCTAAGATTGTTTGGCGGCGGCGATGACCTTTCGTGGTAGTTTCGTTAACAATTTTTTTGAACAAATGCGGATGCTGGTTGTCAAAAGAAATCCAGCGCAATTCGTCTTCAAGGCTTGTGGCGATGCTGATGGCGGTGTCTTGGATTGATTTGGTAAACATCAGACGGTCGATAATGACCTTGGCCGTATGAAAAGCTATAAGATTTGGCTTCAATTTAGAAATGAATTTAACAGCGATGTTTGCATTTCCAGCGCGACCTTGTTTCGATTCAGCGACCTTCTGCTCGACAAGTAGGGCGACAGGCTCAATTGCTCGTTTGAAAAGAGGTGAGCCGTAATATGTAGAGGTTTCTTCATGCTTGGTTTGCTTTTTCACAAGCTCTGCGTTGAATTTCTCAATCGTTGTAGCTCGTGATTTCTGTTCGATGGCTTCTTGTACTGCGTATAAATCTTTCATGCGTGTCCTTTAGGTTGTTGGCGCAAAAATTGGGGCAGGGTTGTCCTGCCTGTGACATGTATTCACTTTTGAGGCGGTATCAATGAGTATAGACTGCGACTAGGTGCCCATTAACTGTTACCAGAGTGTAAATCAGGCCACTGATACAGTGATGGACTGATTGCATTGACGGTAAAATGGTTTGTCAGAGCTATACTGCAACCTAATCGATTGACGGTAATAAATGTAAATGCCCATAGCTTTCACTACGGGCAGTTGCGTTTTGGTGAGCTAGTAAGGGTGATTAATGGCTACATCGCATCACAGACGGACTGCTGCACCTCAGGCATCAGCTTCACATATTTGCTAGTCGTGACGAGACTGCGGTGTCCCATAATTTTGGCAATGACCGTGTTGTTGAGCCTAAACTCATTGGCCAGCCTTGTGGCAAAGGTGTGCCGAAGTGAGTGGAAGACGAGCCGCTCGTCGCCATTAAGAACGTCCCTACGCATGCATTTCCATGCGGCGTAAAAGTTATACATAATGTAGTAGTTCTTAGGGCAGTCATCGAGTTCCCGCAGTGCTTGGCGCGCTTTTGCATTTAGGTAGACGTACCGTTCGTCCCCGTTCTTTGTGTACTGCAAGTGAACGTATGGCTTGCCCTCTATGTTTTCAAAAATGTTGTTCGGGCTGATGGAGAGTATCTCACCAACGCGCATCCCTGTATTGGCGGCTATGAGTACCATTTGCGCCATCCAATTGTGCTTAGGGGCTTTTTGAAAATACTCCACGATTTGGTCGACTTGCTCGGGCGTGAAGTACGACATGCGGTGTGCATTTTTGACTTTCTTCCACGTAAAGTCGGGGACACGTTCGATGTCTTGGTTTTTGTACGCCTGTTTAAAAACCTTAATTATCATCGCGGCATAATGGTTGGCTGTGTTGTTGCTCAGGTCACATTCGTCGGTGAGATAATCTAGGAAATTGTGGATGTGCCGTGGCTTATATTTAGTGATGGGTCTCGTCCCAAAGTCGCTAAAAGCGTCGAACTTTTCGGCCATTTTGAGGGACCGTTCTCTATGTCGCCCGTTCCACATACGAGCAGCTTCCATATCGGCATATTCAATAAAAGTGTAAGTTTCGTCCATTTTTCTCTCCAAAAATTAGGAAGAAAAATTTAGTCCCTCGTTGGAAACTGTGACATTAAGACAACTGATTAGAAGTGGTGGGCGACCCTGGAATCGAACCAGGCGTGCGTCTCCGCGAGGGAGTTACAGTCGGACATCACTCAGTTTGTCGAAATGTTGAGTTTTTAACTTAAAACTAAACGCTTCTCCGTACAAGAGGGAGTGAATCAGTATTTAGTCCCTCGCGCAACCCCGAAATGATTAGAGTATATCCGTTCGTTGAACGAGCAGTTGGCTCACTGCTTTACTCTAAGGGACACCAATCGACTGACAGCCGTATCCATACGCTTCGGGATGAAGTGTGAGTACCGCTGGGTAATCTCGAGGCTGGCATGACCCATCCACTCCATAACAGTTCTCAGGTCAGTACCCGCTGAAACCAACCGTGTGCAGCATGTGTGACGCAGAGCGTGGACCACAAATTGAGTGTCATCTTGCAATCCGAGACCCTCTCGCATGGCAACCCAACTACGACCGAAGTGGCGTTCAGCGATATGACCAAAGACACGCTGGTCGTGCCGAGGAAGGTTGTGTTGACGCCTCTGCAGTTGCTGTAAGATTTCTAGCACCATCGGAGTGATACTGACTGACCGTGGAAAGTTTGATTTTGTTTTCCAGATTGTGATGCGCTTTTGATGGAGGTCTAGGTCTGACCACTTTAGTTCCAGTGCTTCTGACTTGCGCAATCCGGTTTCGATATAAAACAGAACGAGGTCACGATAATCATCATGGTTGTGCTGTTCGAACCAATCAACGACACGGGCCTCTTCCTCGAGCGTGAGGAACCTGATGCGACCATTCTCGGCTTTGAGGCTTTTCATGCGGGTAGGGGGCGTCTTCATCTGCCCACGCTGATGCGCGTCGGACATTGCACCATAGAGCAGTGAGCCGACATAATTGATTGTCGTGTTCGCCCACTCACTGTTTGTCATGTGGTCTTGAAACAAGTTCACTCTTGCGGCGCTAATATTATCCAGCTTTGTGTATGCGCCGAAGAAATTAATGATGGTCTTGCGATACCATTCGAAGGTCTGTGCTGATGTCTTATCGGAGGTGCTGGTAGACACTCTGCGCTGGATATAGGCGGTGAGAGCGTCTGACAGTGTAATAGCAGTTGCCGCAGCCTCACCACTATAGGTGCCAGCCTTCATGCGCTTCTTGATGACAATGGCTTCTTCGAGTGTTTCTGCAGTGCCGTTAAGGCGCTGACCACGCAACATAGTCTGGATGGCAAACTTGCCATTGGCTTTCTGCGTTATGCCCCGTGGTATCTGCATCACTAGGTCATCCATTTCCATGCTTGTTCTCAAGCTCTTCCATGGCAGCGTCTTCCTGTGCTTGCTCTTCGGTGTATTCGCCACTGGTTGTGTAAACCCAACTTCCATCGGCCATTTCCGTACCATTCTGACCTGGTACAAAATCATTATCGTTTTCATCGGTATCAGACATCAACTGTTCTTTAGCTTCGAGAGCCTGAAGTTCATACTTTTTTGCGTGCCAGAGCTGTGCCAGCCTGTTCGCCTCTGCTTGAATATGGGCTGGCCCGTCATGTCCGCCCAGGCGTTCATTCATCTCTGTCCTATGCTTCAATTCAAACAACTCTGCTTCCAAGCGTTTAAGTTTAGTCTTCGGACTAGGTGTCATCAATCTGTCATAGTCTCGCTCATTCATTGTAGCGATTGTTAGGCCAATTTGAGCGATAGAACGCGCCTTTAGCTCAGGGTCATAAGTGTTAATGCGTTTTAAAAGCACAGCAAAGGTAACAATACCACGGCTGGTTTTCACATAGTTAGCACCAACTTCAATTGGACCATCTTCAAGAACACTAATTGCATCACGGAGACGTGCGCGGTGCTTGTCCTGCCGTATGCTTGCCCTTACTGCAGCCGCTTCTTTTTGGATTTGTTCGTGTATTTTGTGTCGTTGATAGGCATCTTTCAGGTCTATCACGAGCTGTGCTGATGTCTTGGTCTTGCTAACCATGCCTTTGGCTGCGAGACCTTGCGCCTTCACTATAGCGTCCATGCTTGGGTTGTCGCTCTTCATTTCTTCAGCAAGCAATTCCATTTCTCTTAATAATTTTTGGGGGTTGGTTGCAGGTACCTCAACATCGCGAATATCACGAATTGCTTTGTCTTCTTCAATGTCGTCACGCATGTCTTCACTGCGTTTAACAAAGATGCTGTCGTTTTCTTTCTCGGACAGTGACTTTGTAATCTTATCAAAGAACGCATGGCCTTTATCGGTAATAAAAACATCTTTTTGACGTGCATCTGCGGCTGAATCCTGTGTTGTAATCCAACCCAAGGTTTCCAGTACGGAAGCGGTGCGGTGCATCTTAGCCTGTGCATAGCCAAGGGCTTTTTGTAGCCGCCGCAGTTCAACGCTGTCCTGCTTGTGAGCAGTCATGATGAAGAAAAAAGTCTCCATATGTTCGATAGACACGCGCTCTTTGACGTTTGCTTCAGAGAATGCACCTCTAAAAGCAGCGACAAAGTTCAAGCCGTTAAACGCAATGGTCTGTTTCTGGTCCAAATCAAGGTCCAATCATTTTTGATTTCACTTCGTTATTGAAGCGTATACCACGGTTCGCAGGTAACGCAACTCGTAATCAGTTACCATGCCACCTTCACATTGGCGGGGTGGGTGCCGTTGAATGTCCAAAACCGTGGGCATCCGCCCGTGTTCTTTTCGAACAAAGATGTCGATTTCTTTTATGCCAGTAGTTGCCCTCAATAGTGTGCTACGCATTGCCAGCGTCCTTTTATAGCGCCAGACAAACCTTTCCCGTTCCCACGAATGGGTGCTTTTGGCGTCTGACCAGTTAAATTTTGTAGTGCTGGCAGGACTATAACTTGGCGGAAAATGGGGATGAACCTAAAAACGACAAATGCAAATGAAATAAATGGGGTTGACGCTATATTTAGGTATTTTCTCGTAAGTGAGAAAATGATGGCATTGTTTTTAAACGATAAAAAATACCACATTTTCCCTTCATTTATACAAGAATTATCCACAAATTGCGCAACATGTTGTTTTGTAGCGTATGCTATACACCAAATGTAGTATTTTGAGGCGGGCATAATGCGAATCACTCATGCCTCCTTGAGTCTCTTGATTAAGACAGCGATGGTATTGCACGCCTTATCCATGTCATCTGCTACCTCATGCTCGTAATAAACATCACGCAAATAATCAGCCATGCCCTCCATATCGTACAGAAGGTCATCCATTTCCATCTCTTCGACCGCGTTCATGAGCGTGTCGCCCAGTAAAGGTCCGAAACTGCGTTTTGGAAGCCAGCAGGGTCTTCATGCCACTCCGCAGAGAAGCTGTCATCTTCCCATCTAGCCGCAATGTCGCCGCAAAAAGTATCAAGGCAAACCACCACGTCATGCGCCAGGTGATAAAAAACCATGCCGCCAATGCACGTCCTTGCGTCTCTGCCGACCGTATACATTATGCCATCGGCATCAGTTTGGATGGAATGCATCGCGTCAGTTTTCCTGTCAGAGAATATACTAAGAGCCTCGCTCACAACATCTCTGAGGTGGTTGTGTACCGTCTGATTTGCTCGGTCCCAATGAGATTTAAACTGCATCCTGCGTCTCCTCATACATGCGCAGAAGTGCGGCTTGCCCTTTTGTAGTGTCATGAACCCAGCCATCGTCGGTGAATACACCGAGGCGCTCTGCTTCAGCGATTATGGCGTCGTAGCCATTGTCACCATCCGACCTTAGAGCATCCATACAAAACTCTTCGGCTATATCGGAGACCTCGACCAAGGTGTCATAGTCGATCAAAACGGTCTTCGAGATGTTCTGCAGACAGTGAACCATTTGCTTTAGCGTCCACGGGTCATGGTCCTCTACGTATGCGCCAGCAGGTATTTCCGGCGTTGCTTCTGCTGCCGAAACATAAAAGGCGACCATTTCGTCTTTTGGGTGGGCTGTTGCCCTGTCATGTGTATTTTTCATGTAATGTCCTATTACAGTTTCCAGATTCATAGGTCTTCATGGCCTATGGGATGCCAGCAGGGGCGGACACTGCTGGGCACCGATAGGTCAGGGCAGGTCAGTAGGAGGCTTCATCTAAGGTGTAGACCTTCATCTTCGGGCGCATGTGGCAGATGTCGCCGTTGGCAGCCGTGATGTGATAGCGCCGCGATAAGCGGTCGTAGCCATCCACATAGTAAAATTGTGACTTGGCCGAAGTGCGGAACATGGTGCCTTCTTCGAGATTGGCGAGGCGAGTTGTCATGATTGTCATTGTATTTCCCTTCAAGATTAAACTTTGGCCAGCATGGCTTTAGCGCCACGCTCAGCAGTTTTGCGGTTTGCATAGGTCTTCGGTGCTGGGTAGTTCACGACGCGGCCATGTTGGCTCCCATCGTTGTGGACCAGCATGACGAAGTTATTGGCGTCGATTTTGGCCGTGTATTGGCCCTTTGTGATTGTCTTAGTCATTGGAGTTCTCCTTAAAGTTGTGACCTTTGATTTCCGGTCAAAAGTGATTGTATTAGGGCCGACTAAAGGTCGGACATGTTGAGGCCGTGATAGCCTGTGGGTTCATCAGTGGCAGGGAAGGGCAGGACTGCTGTTGGCTTTGCCTTCTTGTAAGGCAGCTGCTCAACGATTGGCTGTGTCATGCCGAAGATGTCGTCTGGTACGAAGACTGCTACATCGCTCAAGCGATAGAGTAGACCTTCTTGCTCTTCGAGTGTACCGCGAGTGTCGATGGCCATCATACGGCTTGTACGTGTGGCTTCGAGTGACCAGTAGTATTCCTCGAGGGTGCCAGCGCGTGCAGATTCCAAGAACCAGTTCAGGTCATCTGCGGCTAGTGCGGCTTGCTTGTGGTATCCCATTTGGTGTTTCCTTATGTAATCAAGGTCGGAAGTGACCCCGTACCATTACACATAATTCACTTGTGAGTTGAAATCAATGGTGGTACGCATTTAATGAGTAATTAATTACGATTACCGCTTACTAACAATGCTTTATGAGTATCAAATCAATAGTGATTGAATGTTATTTTGGCGATTTGCAAAACGATAGAGGAGAGAAAGAGAGGCAAAAGAAAGCGGGATGAAGCGCCTGAATGCCCCTGATTCCTGCTGGTAACAGTTCGGATAACTGTCGAATATGCCCCCGGCACCCCTTATTTATATGGGTCTGGTATCTGAAAACGGTAAAAGTGGCGGTAAAAACTACCACCACGGCCCAAATTCGAGCGGGGCAAGGGGGGATTTTTCGCCGAGACCAATATACGTATACCCCCTCAGATTTTTGCGGCCAAACTTTTCTAAGGCCTTTTTGACCAAAGAGAATCGTTGTCTCACGATGAAACCATGTGCACTGTTATGACATACCTCCAAGGTAACCCCACTCCCGGGTCACTTACAGGGTGTACTAGCCAACAGGGTGTACTAGCCAACAGGGTGTACTAGCCAGCTTACTCTACGTTGCCAGCCATTTTTTTCTTGAAGTCACCGACAGT